CTATTCGAGTACAGCGACGAGGAGATCAACACAGGTATCACAGAACTCGATGCAATCGAGACTGCATTTGCAAATGCTATTACAGTTGGTCTTGTAGCAGGTGGCACTGGTACCTTTACAGCAGGTGAAATTGTTACTGGTGGTACATCTAATGTCACTGCTGAAGTCAAATCCTTTGACTCTGCTACCAGGACACTTATTGTTATCAATAGATCTGGAACATTCTCTGTACCAGAAACATTGACAGGTGGTAGTTCAAGTGCCTCTTGGACAACTGCTACATATAATACGATCGATAATCAGAATCTTGAGTACGATCAAAACAATGATTTTGAAACTCTTGATAATGATATAATAGACTTTACCGAAGCAAACCCATTTGGTTCAGTTGGATCTACTACTGACAACACAATCTAATGCTAGGAACTTATTCATACAACGAAATATTTCGTAAAACAATTGTATCTTTCGGAACTCTGTTTAATAATATAGAGATACGAAGGAATGATGAGGTCATGAAAGTGCCTCTTGCCTATGGTCCTAAACAGAAATTTTTAGCACGTTTAGACCAGAATCCTGACCCTACAAATAAAAGAGTACAAATCACTCTTCCTAGATTATCTTTTGAGATATCTGGTATTGAATATGATTCTTCAAGGAAGGTTTCACCTACACAGAAAATTAAATTTAAGAAAGACGCAGACGAAAATAAAAACACTTTCATGCCTGTACCATATAACATAGGTTTTGAACTAGCAATTATATCAAAGAATCAGGAAGATGGGTTACAGATTATAGAACAGATATTACCTATATTCCAACCTCATTATAATCTATCAGTAAAACTTTTAACTACTGTTGGAGAGACTAAAGACGTACCTGTAGTTTTACAAAATATAGATTATGAAGATGACTATGAAGGAGACTTTGCAACTCGTAGAGCAATCATATACACACTACAATTTACTGCTAAGACATATCTCTATGGTCCTATGACAGATGCAAAAGTTGTCAGGAAAACACAGGTCGATTACTATTCAAGTGTCGATACTACATCTGCACCAAGACAGAAGAGATACACAGTACAACCAGAATCTACCATTGATAGAGATGGTACAGTAGCAACAACTCTTTCTGCTACTATCAGTAAGACTGCTACTGGATTTGCAGTAGCAAATGCCTCTGGTATTAATCAATATGATAACATATACATTGGTGCTGAACTTATGAGAGTTATCAAAAAAGTTGGTAATAATCTAAGTGTTATTAGGGGATATGAGAAGTCAGTTCCTACAGTACATAGTGTAGGATCAAACGTATTCATCGTCAATGACGCTGATGATGCTCTACTAGAATCTGATGATGACTTTGGATTCGGTGAGATATACTCTGAGTTTACTGACATGAAGAAATTCAACCCTGTAAGTGGACAGGATGAGAACATCTAATGGAATTTTCTGGACTAGATAAAGCATTTGGAAAAGAACCGAAAGGTGATTTGAAGAAGCATGTTGATAAGGTTAAACCTCTTCTTAAAAAGAGTCAGACTGATGATGTAAAGCATGACTATGAGACTGCACGTGCTCATATGCATAATCTAGTTTCTAAAGGACAAGAGGCAGTAGATGGGATCCTAGAGGTCGCACAGAGCAGTGATCATCCAAGAGCATATGAAGTTGCTGCATTGATGATTAAAAACGTTGCAGATACTACTGAGAAACTTATAGATTTACAACGAAAGATGAAAGAGTTAGATGCAGAAGATAAGAAAGTGACTAACAATACTACCAATGCACTCTTTGTAGGAAGCACGACTGATCTACAGAAGATGCTAAAAAATATAAATAAAGATACAGAAGACAAGACAACCGACAAGAAATGACAGTTCTTAACGTACTAAGCACAAACGCAATCGCAGCAGGTGCCACAGAATACCAAGTCGTAAAGACTGGGTTTTATCGTGTTATAGCAACCGCAGGAGATGCTACTGTAGCATTTAATGACGGACCTGCAATTACTTTGATTCAAGATCAAGCACTACTACTTAAAGGTGGTAAGCCAGGTCATGCAAAGATTGTAAAAGGTGTTAGTGATTCAACAGCAGATTATACATTAGGTAGACACCTACATGAAACATCATCAAGTCACCCATTTTCAGTGGGAGATTTTATTGCTGTAGAAGATGATAGTACTTCACCTGCTATTGATAGTAATTTTCTTTCTGCAGGAACTGCAGGTAAAAAGATAACTGCAGTTGTAGGTAATTTCGTTAGTACTGACATAGACTCATCAAGTGCATCAGCTGATTACACATACGCATCAGGACCTCAAGCAGTCGTAAAGCGTGCTACTAAAGTAGCAGTGACAGGTAATGCAATAGCACTTGAAGAAATACAAGTAGTTGGTGGATAATGCCAGCCGTAAATCAAAAGGCAGAGAAAATTGTAATGGCGATGAAACGCAAGAAGAAGAGTTTCAATCGCCTATATGGGGATGACGCTAAGAGTGTCATGTATGCAACTGCAAATAAGTTGGCACAAAAAGAAAACTTAAAAGTTATGTATTATCAGGATTTCATCAAATTAGTAGAAGGCAATCCTACAACACGTATGTTAACCAAGTCTAAGACAAAACAGACTGGTAATATAAGTGCTGATAGGGGATCTGATGAGAAAGCAAATCGAGAAAAACGCAAAGGTCTCGAAAAAGATTTAAAGAAAAAAGGCATTGGTTACAAAAAAGGTGTAGGAGAGTATAAATACAAATCCGATGATGGCAAAGAAGGTACAGGTCGTGAGGTTACATACCAAACAAGTCCTGGCAAAGGAATGTCAAAACGTAGATTCGGAAAAGTAATGCGTCGTTTAGGACGCAAGCATGGTCAAGAGTCAGTCATTACAAAAGACAAAGACAAACCTGCAAGACTACACGATACACAAAGTAAAAAACCAAAACCATCTGCAAATCTAGGGAAATCCAATCCAGGTAAAAATCCGAAGGGCGAAGGCGAGACATCAGGAACAAAAATCAGAAGTGGAAAACTCCCAAAAACAAACAAAAAAGCGTATCACTACAATTAAGAACGCTATAGCTGATCTACAAAAAGATCATGATGAGAATTGTTGTAAGCAACCTACTAATATCAGCAAAAAGCAATAATTGATACACAACTACACACTGAAATGCTATGCTATTATAGCTAGTATAGTAGAATTGTGGTGCTAAAATGTCACATTACACAGTAGGTTATCATGATAACCAGAATCATCATTATGAAATATGTGAGTACGCAGAGGATGCATATAACGCTATAAAACAAGCAAGGGAAGATCTGAAAGGTTTCGATAACCCGCATGCTGCAGAGTATTGTATCAAAGAAGAATAATGAACGGAAGATTAGATAAGGTTGCAATGACGAATAGACTCATGCAACTTAAAAGAGAACTACATTATAAGTGCGAGATAGGAGAGAAGGGCGAGTGGGAATGTAATGGAGCGAATGAATATCTTAATAAAGTATTTGATGTATTAGATGAGTATTGGCAATGACACATAGATTCAAGGAAATTTTACCTTATCACGAACCAAAGAAAGTATCAATCCTTACGAGAATCAGTAAATTTTTATTGAAATCAGAACGCACAATAAAAAGGTATCTGCTATACTAATAGATAGTACAAGCTTATCAATACTATTAGTAAATGTTATCTACAAAATATCGTCTTCGTCTTGAAGGCATCTGCAAATCTATTGCAGCAGGAACAGAAGTAGGGATAGAAGATATGATATGGGCAGAGAAATTGGCAAGGGCAAATACATCAGCTAGAGGAATGATAAGCATAGCAAGGAGGATGGCAACAGATGAAGATGGATCCTGTTTAAAGTATTTGGATATAGGAGATCCTAAGTCAAGTAAGAAAGGATTTAATGGTGCAGATGATATAGCAGATTGGTTTAGAAATACCAGGTCTGATGATTGGAGACAACGTGACTGAATATGAAAAGAGAGCACTTGACCCCTGTTGGCAACACAAGCAAACATGCATTGCAATGTTCCCCATCACTTCACACGACACTTCGTACCTATATCGAAGAGAAGATAACACATATTACTGGCAGCATTGTCGAAAGGAAGCGGAAGACGATCTCTTCGTAGATGCTAATGGTCTACAACTTGATATGTTCGGAAAACCTGATCTACCTATAGACTGGATTAGAAAAGAAATCTTATAAGTATAAATACTTACAAAGATAAAGAGGTACTATGAAAGACTTACCAATCAGATCATCATGTATTTTGTTTGGAACAGTTGGTATCGCAATTTATTTGTCCACATATTATGCTTGGGTATGAAACAATTTAATACATGGGTGTTAGACACCACCATCACCATTATAGACTTTCTATACAGAGGTAGAGATTTTCAAAGGTTCTGGGTGCTAGAGGTTATTGCAAGAGCACCATACTTTTCATTTATCAGTGT